TTCAAGAACCGCTGGTGATACTTCTTCCTTTGTAATAATCTCTAGGACATTACCGTAAGGGTCTCGGGTCACGACATAACTGTCTAGGCGGAATACCCGTATCCCTCCACTTTTGGGGAGGTACACTAGGACGTTACCACCTACAATGAGATGTTTTAGGGCTTCAAAAATAGGAGAGCGAAGACCAGTTGTTTCGATTTCCGTCATAACGGAACGCTCAATCTGGTTCAGTCCTTCTTCTACTTTTGCCCTTGCACCTTCTTCACCAGTCAGTTCCATCAATGTCTGATCGTCTACCTGAAGACGGAAGAAGGGGGAATTAGGGGGCAGGAGCGAGAGCAATAATTTAGATGCGAGGTTATTTACACCTCTTGCACCTACACCTTGATATGGCGTGTTATATTCTGTAGCCGAGCTATGACCACTCGGAGGCACGAGAGTTGGTATCGTAACCTCAGAGCAGTCTCTAGCTCGGTTTAGAAACATTTCACGCTCAACGGCAAGTTGCTCGTAGCGTCCTGCACAGGTCTTACCGTTGTGCATAATGTTATACTCCTACTCCACCTGACGAGTTGCCAGAGGAACCAGAGGAACCTGTTATTGAAAGAGCTGAACTCTGGTACGGTTTTGTTCCAGATGCTTTCTTGCCCTTCATTCGTTTTTTACGTTGCTCGTCTGCGCTTGTTGCCTCAGTCGGCGCACCTTGCTCCAATACAGGAGGCGGAGGTGGCGGCGGTGGAGGTGGTGGCGGGGGAGTTGGTTTAGAGCCTCCTAAACACATCAAAAATTCTCCAATATATTTTCATTTTGTTGTTCATAAACTGCCCTTAGATGTCGAGCGACTGAGGCAGCACCTGATTTAAACCAGACTTCCTTAGCTTCATTATCTATATTAGGGCAACGATCAGGAAACATCCTCTCGAGGTAATCGAGAAGAGCTTCATTTATTACTGGTAATTGACTAGACGCCACATGAACCTCCTGTGCCGCTGATGTCACAGATGTCGTGTGTTTCTACGTGTTCCTCAAATTCTGTGCCGAGCTTTTCGACCGCTTCTTTGTAAGGAACTGATACCAAAGGTTGACCACCCCGACTTCCGTCTGGGTAGCACGTAAAGCCTCTGAGCCTGTGGGCATAGGATGCCAAAGTGCTAGCGAAATCATCTACTGTATCCTCATTATTTAAAGAACTTCCCCATGAAGGAAGGTTGATTGTTGAGCTAATAGACATATCCACGTAGTCTTGAACATCGGCCTGAAATTTCATTCGACGCTCATAATCTTCAGCGAGGTCAAGTGCAGACTCGATCTTATCTGGGTTGGCTCCATACATATCGATCAGCTCTTGTGCTGCTGAATCCACGACGTATTGGTAGTGCCAGCGGTTGCCACCTTTTAGATAACGACGCTTGTAAGCCACAGCAAAAATAGGCTCGAGGCCAGTACTAGTGCCAGCCAAAATGCCAATAGAACCTGTAGGGGCAATCGCCCTGTTAGCAACAGGACGGGAGACACTATGACGATCAGCAAAACTGCGGCTAGTGGTGTCAGACTGACCTTTATAAATTGCCAGCCATTGGTGAAGCTCAGGGGTGACTTCATACCGAGACCCTTTCTTCACTAACCATTCATGCATCCCCATAAGGCCAAGCCCTAGGCGACGGTTCTTCTCACGAGTTTCATAAACAGCTCTATATGGGAGCTGGGCTTTCATAGTGCCGCAGATTAAGAACTTAGTTGCCAGATCAACGATATCCCTAAATTCTTCAATATCATCAACACGGCCTAGGTTGATACTTCCTAGGTTACAAACGTCACTATCATCTGCACTGGTAACCTCAGTACAAGCGTTACGAAGGGTTTCATTCTCTTTATCAAAGAAGTTAAAGCTAAACCCTGGTTCTGCTGACTGCATGGCCTGTTTTACATTCTGTTTGAATACGCTTCCGACATCACCTGTTTTCCAGTAATTGAGCAGCCATTCAGTGTCGTAGTTCACACTGATGTTTGTCATATCTAAGGGAGCTGGAAAGTTGAAGTCTTCTTGCTTGATGTCCCACAAGGTTTTTCCTGTGGAACCTACAGGCATTGATTGCCAGTCTTTAGCTTTTAGGAAATCTTCGATATCGCCATGTTGCCAATTTAATGAAGCATAGATGGCTGATCGACGACTACCGCCCTGCATAACCCGACGACCAATCTCGTTGATCATATTCATCTTGGGGATAGCACCAGATGCCTCACCACCAGTACGGCTGATGGTTGATCCGGCTGGACGGTAGATACTGTAGTCAACACCAATACCGCCGCCTGTCATAAGGCAGCTTTCAGATTTCCAACTAAGGTTTGCCCAATCCTCACGGCTATCTTCCTCAGCTTTCAGTAGATAGCAGTTATTAAAGAATTTGTTGGGACGCCCTGCGTAATATAAGTATCGACCCCCAGGAATAAACTTGAGTTCTGTGATGTATTTTTGAAGCTGACTACGGTCTTCCTTAGTCATATGTTCGGCACATACATCCTCAACGAGTGTTCTGGAAAGGTCTGCCCACGTTTCACATCCGTCATGGGCGTATTTGAATTTGAAGATGTCCTCACTAAATTTAGAGCGGAACATCGGGTTGTTATTTGATTTAAAAGCCATGTTTATTATACCAAGTCTAATAGGTTAGGGGGTGTGTAGTTTTTGCCTTTGAGGACTTTGCCGTCCTCTCGTTTGACTGGTTTCCCATCTACTAGCTTGGACATATTACTTTCATGTACACGAACAAAGGCTGGTTGCATCTGTAAGCCAAAGGCATCAGCAAACCCTGAAATAACGTACTGACAATCAGCAAGCTCTTTTAGGATATGTGCAACATCTGAAGCAGGGACAGCCTTGTGATACCAAAGTAAACTACAGGCATGATCGACTGCTTCTTTCAGCTCGAGCGTCTCTTCTTGAATTAGAGACATACGGAGCTGAAGCAGTTCTACATTAAGTCGGGCGTGTCGTTCCATACCCATTGCTGTGTGGAACTCTGCGACATAGGATTCTCTTGTACGATCCTTCATCACCAGTTAACCCCCTTTGTTTTTTCCATAAGCTTTATCATCTCATCTAAATACCATCTGGCTTTCATGGCATCTTCGAGGGGATTGTTCTTATTCCAAAGGCGTGATCCAAGGTACTTTAGGACTTGTGCATGAGCGACTGAAATTGACTCATACTCGCCAACTACATCCACTATGTAAGTCCATGTTTCGATTTTACCTGAAGTGTAATGGGTAGGGTGATTGACGTTGGTTAACAACTCATCTGATTGATCTCTCGGCATCAATTAGGACTCCAAAGGTTTACTTTACCATTCTCCATGTCGTACTCGCCGTGTCTTAGGATACGGGCAAGTCTAGCTTGGGAAATAGCGTCCTCTTCGGTTAGCCCTGCTTTTTCGTAGGTCTTAACGACAGCACCCCAAGTGGGGTCTTCATCAAGAATAGCAGTAGCTCTCTTCTCCCCGATCCCTTTGCATCCAGCATAGTTATCGGCTTGGTCACCAGTGAGGACTTGTTTTAGGAAAAAGTAATCAGCCTGTTCAGGCGTTACTTCGACGATCTCATCATCCACTAGGTGAAGCCCAGGGATTTGCATCAGGTCTTTATCGATGCTCCAGATGATTGGCTCTTTAAAAAGAGGCTCGTATGTTCCACAGATACCAAGGACATCATCAGCCTCAAGACGAGGATAAGTCAGTGTACGGTATCTGGTATTACAGTAGTCTTTGAGCAGAGACAGCAGCATAGGCTTGCGTGTCTTTGCTCGGTTGGCCTTATAAGTATCACAGAGTTCTTTCCTGAAATTAACCTTATCAGTAAAAGCTACGATGACATCAGCAGCCCCAGACTTTTCGGTCAAGGTTTGCATCATGTCATCGAATTTTGCTTTTGTGTCGGATTCAGACGCCCAGAGTATCCAAGTGTCTTCATCGTACTTAGTAGGGTGTTCCAGAGAAACTGCTGCTTGAAAGGCCACGATATCCCCGTCAACGAGGAGCGTGTTCTTAGCCATGCGTTCTCCTAATGTGTCTCAGCCCAGTTTGCACCGATGTTATATTCACCAGTGAGTGGTACTTTGACATTGAAGTGGTCACCAGCTCGAGCAATACAATCCACGATTAGCTTGCCGCACTCCTCTGCGATATCAGGATCACAGTCGAATTGCAGCTCATCATGAATCCATGCGACTTGCTGGCATTTATCTTGCCACCCTCTAGAGCGTAGTTCTTTGTCTACCTCTACGAGCCACTGCTTACAGACCAGACTGCCGTCCGATTGTAGGCTTGTGTTGAGGGAAGCGAATACAGCTCGTATATGGAGCTGTCTGCCGTCCAATCCTATTAGGTAACCGTTCTTTTCAGCTTCCTTTTTAACAGACTGAACAAGCTGTTTGAGTGCTGGGACTTTCTCGAAGAATGCTTTCTTAATTTGCTTTCCAGCAGATGCACCCTTACCGATAATGGAACCAATCTTAGCGTCACCAGCACCGTAGTTAAATGCATAGATAAACGTCTTCGCCGCATTTCTAGTCGGCAAGCCAGCGGCAGTTTGGTTTGT